AACGTCTTGAAGTCCTTGATAAACATTTTTCTGATCACCCCTAATGAAATTTACTGAAGAAGATCTCTGGCAAACCATTCAGACTTTGGGATGGCAACCTATGGACGACATCCACATTGAGATTGGTGGCACTTCTGTGTATGCTATTGACGGTGCTGGCACTAAGTGGGCACCACTCAAAGGCACCCGCAAGTATAACAAGGATGCGTTCATTGTAATCAAGAACCGTTCTCGTGATGAGTTTGTCCCATCCAAACCACCCAGTGAACCTGAAGTCAGTGAAGATAAAGAATAACCGTAACCTCCCTCTAAATAGATAGACGGGAGGTTTTTTTATGCAACCAACAGACTTTGCTAGGAAATCATTAGGTGGAGCGTATCTAAACAGAACAGATACGTTGTTTGATAAAGCTTTTAATCAGAATGGAAAAGTAAATAGTTTTGTTACCAAAGATGGAATAGTTCAAGTTGGTGGTTTTGAGATTCAGCAGAACGTTCCTGCTGGAAAAAATAGAAAGAAGATGGTCAAGACATACTATGACTTTGCTGACATAAAAGGCAATGCAAAAATGATTGCTACAGCAAAGCATCATTTCAATACTATGTGTATGGCTGGTTTTAGGGGCAGTAATAATATAGAATTCACATGCAACCATGATTCAAATCCTAACTGGGATGCATACTTAGATCTATCTGATTTTGAGAAGACAGCGGAGTTTGGTGGACAAGGAGCTAATACTGGTAGCAGGAACCTTGGACTAGAATATGAAGAAGATCTTTTTGATGCGTTCATGCAAAGGAAAAGAGGAGAACGTATCACTAAGTATAAAGATCATGTTGATCATATAGTTAAGAAAATTGAGGATGAGTATGGTTCTCCAATTATTGATGTCAAACATGATGGAACAAAGGATACTGGGAGACCATTACAGAGAGATGCTCAAGGTCCATACATTTCAAATGGTGGTGTATTTAATTTGAATATCGGATCGAAAGTTTCTGACATTACACTGACCCTGAAGAACAGAAAGAAAATTTATTTGTCAGTAAAATTTGGGAACACACTTGCTTTCTTCAATGTTGGTGTTAAGAAAGAAATTTTCCCAGAAGATAAAATGAGAAAACGTGAGTTGAATGATTTTGGTAGAGAATATCTTGATATGTTCGACATCGATCATGAAGATTACCTGACTATTTTTGAAAAATATGACAAGGCAAATACCTTAGCAGTTATAAACAACCATAAACGATCTGTCACACTGAGTGGTGCCAAGAAACAAGCTCTGGTAAGATTGATTAAAAGCGGAGTCGGACACGGATATTGGATGACTCACTATGACGGTGCTAACCTACACTTCTATGAAGTTGATGAGCAATATATGAATCGTGCTGCCACTCTAGTTGGTAGTAAAGTAGAACTTCAGTATGGTGGTTCTACTGGTACAGGAAAGAGAATCAATATGAATTTTGAAACTACTGAGTATGAGTTTAGTTTTAACATCAGAAATACTCAGGGTGGACTCTATCCAAGCAGAACCAACGGAGATTATACTAAAAAGTAATGTCAAATATAACTCAGCTCAAACACCTAGAACACCTGGAAGATGAGATGCTCAACTATGGAGTTGAGGGTTGTAAAGCTGCTGTGTCATTTTTGAAAGAACTACGCAAAATGCTTGGTCAGCAAGAGAGCACTGGTTTCATGCAAACTAAATGGGACGGTGCCCCTTCTGTTGTGTGTGGAACAAATCCTATGAATGGTATGTTCTTTGTTGGAACTAAATCTGTATTTGCAAAGACTAATCCTAAGTTGTGCTACACACATGAAGATGTTGATGCTTTTTATGAAGGTGATCTTGCAGTAAAACTCAAAACATCTTTGGATTATTTTTCTGGACTAGGAATTGACGGTGTAGTGCAGGGTGATTTGTTATACACACAGACTGATCTCAAATCCGAAACTGTAAATGGAGAAAAACTTTATACGTTTAGACCAAATACAATTACATATGGTATTCCAGTTGATCATCCTATTGGTAAAGCAGCGAGGAGATCAAAGATTGGTGTAGTTTTTCATACACATTACACTGGAAGTTATGTCCCAGAAATGCAAGCAGCAGCAGGTGCTAGTGTGAATGGAGATTCTGATGTATTGGTAGTAAAAAATGATACTCCTATGAATCGTGTTGGGTTTAGTAAGAATGAGATGTCAAAGTTTGATGGTCATGTTCGTAAGATTGAACGCATGTGTCAGATTTGTGGTGCATTCTTAGACGAATTAGTTGCTGTGGGTGGTAAAACAGGCGATGCTAAATTTCATATATCTTCTTTCCTAAAACCATTCTTCAATGATCAGATTAAGAATGCTCGTAGTATCGGTAATGTAGATGAAGCAATGTATGACATGCTGAATTTCTATGAAGAGAAAACAAATAAAGAACTTGCAAAGATCAAGACAGTAGCAAACCTGACTAAGAAAAGAAACCTTGTATATGGTAGTCAGAATTATGTTGTGGATAATGTCTATAAGTTTAAAGCTATGCTGGCACTGTATAAAGAGTTGCAGAAAGTAAAGCAAATGGTTATAGATAAACTAGATCATCTGGAAGAATTCAGGACATTTGTTCAGACAGACAAAGGATATAAGGTCACAACTCCTGAAGGTTATGTCCTTCATAAAGATGGAAGCATGATCAAGTTTGTTAATCGTCTTGAGTTTGCATACAATAACTTCACTCTTCAGAAGCAATGGCGTTAAATTGTAATACTTGCTATTTTACTTTTGGTAGGTTTCAACCGCCAACTACAGGACATAAGCAGAACTTTGATGGAGTGAAGCGTGCTGCTCATGGTCACGACTATCGAATTTATATTTCTCAGACTGTAGATAAGAAAGGTAGTAATCCTCTCTTGCCTGATAGGAAGTTGTTTTATATGAATAAGATGTTTCCAGAACATCGTGGTAAAATATATTCTGGACCTAGACAACCCGTTGAAATTCTTCAGCATATAATGATGGATGGATACAATGAGGTTGTATTTCTTGTAGGTTCTGATAGGGTTTCTGCTATGCAGTTCCTCCATAAATACAATGGAAAAGATTTTTCCTTCAGAAAGATTGAGATTAAATCTTCTGGAAGCAGAGATGCTGACGGTGATACTTTTGCTATTTCAGGAACAAAAATGCGTCGTGCAGCACATGCTGGTGACTTTAAAACATTTCGTTCTGGTATCCCCACTGCCCTAATGGATACTGATTGTGCTGCACTCATGGCAGAAATTGCAGCAAACTTGCCAGCTAATTTTAAATGAAAGATTTCAAGAAACTACGAGAAGAAGCACTTCGACAGCAACAGCGACATGAAGAAGTCTTCAAAGAAGGTGATAGTGTAATGTCTGCTCGCACAGGAGACAGAGGACATATTCATAGAGTCGGTGGCAACTATGCTATTGTTATTTCCGAGGAAGGAAATATGTTCCGTGAGTGGATTAAGAACATTAGATCTATAAATAATACGAGAAGAACCTCCCTTTAAGAAATGAAAAAACCAGATCCAATTAATAAAGTACAGCATAGCGATGAGTTTTCATCTGGTTTGATGGAATCTTATGGCAAGTGGATGGGTGGCGATTGCTTCCAGAACACTCAAATGCCTGACCTACATGAGGCACCATTTGATGGCATGGATCCACAGTCCAACGGTGCTGAAATCGAACAGACTTCTATCAAGAAGAAAGAAGTAAAGAAACCATCTGCTAAAGCACAACTCGCTGCTAACGAAGAAGTTCTTGAGCGTGAAGAGTATGAGATTGACGGTGAGACTTATGTTATCGAGAAAGCAAAGGGACTCGATGGCAAAGCTTGCTGGAAAGGATATAAACTTGCTGGTACTAAAAAGAAAGGTGGTAAGACTGTTGACAACTGTGTAAAAGCAGGCGACGAACTAACCCATGACGGAGAAGAACTAGCAGAGAAAAAGTTAGATCCAGTTGGAAAGGAAGATAAGGATATCGATAACGATGGTGATCATGATGCTTCTGATAAGTATCTAATTGCACGTCGTAAGAAGGTCTCCAAGATCATCGGTATGACAAAGAAGAAAAAATGAAGTCCTTCGATAAGTTCCGTGAGGAGTGCGGTTGC